TGTCCCCAACCTCAAATGCACTGTCTGTCGAAAATGTCATGGTAAAACCAGCATCCTCTACCGCATACTGTCCCGCTGTTGGGACTGTGATGTCGTCACTCCAGCTATATCCGCCGTTAAGGCTATAGCGGAATGATGCGGTATTCAGCCCCCCTTTCCCTGTAATCCTCACGATCACACGGAAAGCATTATGCGGCGTGCCCTCCACTGTTACTGTGCCGCCAGCCTTTTCTGACACCGTAACCTCTGTTACTGTCCCCGCCGTACTCGCCAGTACCGGCAGACACAGGATTTTTGCAGAGCCGTTCTCCACACTGTCCATCACGGCATCCGCCAAAGGGCTTAATCCCAGCTTTTCTTTGATTTTCGCCGCACTCATCGTTCCCGTGATAGATACCGACTCTGCAGTGTCCACGGGGGACGCGCCGATCTTAACATGGATGCCGGTACCCTGCTGACCCGGCTGCTGAAGCTGTCCGTCTGTGATGCTGTATCTAACATCCCTAAGCATATCTTCTCCTTCCCGCTGACTGCCGGAACTGTTTTACCGACTCAGCATATTCTTTCTCTGTCACTTTTTTCCCTCTTGCCCATCCCTGCCGGGCACATGTCCCTGCATGGATCTCGGCGGGTATCTTCATCCGCTCCTGCAGTGTTTCCACCGAAAGCAGTATTTCCTTTGTCCGGGGCATCTCATTTTCCTTTCTGGACTTCCACTTCCACGTCCTGCAAACGCGCCATATCTGTGTTCTGATACAGACCGCCATGGCACAGAACCTTGATCTGCACCGCTACCTTCGCATGCAGGATATGGTCTTTTTCATTCATCCACTGGGCTTCTGCCGGGTCGATGGACACATAGTCCCCGCTCACATAGATCCCTTTTTTCAGTTTTAGAAGAAATTTTTCATAAGTTTCCTCTGCACTTTCCTGCGTAAAGTCCCCAATGATCACTGTATAAGTGATGTCACGGGAAAACAGCTTCGTCCTGCGCATGTTCCGCCCGTCCTCTGCTGTAAAAAATCGCTTTCCGGTACTGCGCTCTAACTGGTCATCTTCGCACAGTACCGCACTGATCCGGCTCTCGGCGCTGTTCGCCATCCGTTTTAAGGATAAAAACGGCTCCCTTTCACATCCTGCCGCTTTCAGCGCCCGGATCAGTTCCTCCTGACATTCTGTATACATTCCCATCAGCTTTCCTCCAACGCTCCCTCAAGTTCTGCCCGGATCATCTTGTCATCATCCTCCGATATGCCCAAAAACGGACGGGCGGGGATCCTGACATGGACCTGCTTCGTACTGATCCATACCCCGTTTACTTTAAAGCGGAGCACAGGACCTTTCCTCGCCCGGATCATCCGCTCATCTCCAAACTGATGTGTCGCCGCCCGGATGTCATTTGTCCCGACAGCCCACCCTCCTGCAGACGCCGTGGATCGGATGGAAGTCTTAAGCTTTGCGGTTTCCGTCAGGGTTTTTCCGCCTTCCTCCCGTGCACGGATGGAAGGCTTCCATTTCTTCCCTTCCGGATCCTTTTCTAAACGGAAGCGCTCCATTGTCGACGTCCGGATTCCTTCCGCAATGGATTTATTAATCCCTTTTACATCCAGCTCCGCCATCATCTGGAGGCGTTTGATCAAACGTCGGTTATCCCCGGTCACTTTTACATGCACAGATCCCATGTCTTACCAACCCTTCATCGTATCTCTTGAAAACAAACGCTGCGAGCTTTTGATCCGGAAGCCCCTTCCCGCAGCCTGCTCCTGTGTATCCCCGCCGCCTCCGGTTCCGATATTGATAGTTCCTTTCGCAACCCCTTCCAGAAACTTGATTGCCGACTGGTATCTGTTTAGATAAGTTTTATCCCGATCCTGCTCATCAATCCCAATCCGGGACATCAAGTTATACACGGCAATGTCCTTTGAAAATTTATTCAGCACCCTCGGTGCCGGGGACATAGGCACATCATAGCGTTTTGCCAGATATCCGTCGATTTCTGCGTCCGCATCTGCAACCGCCTCTTCCACATAGGGCACCAGCCGTCTTCTGCGTTCCTCCAGATCCTCTATGTACTCATCCCCAAGTAATGCGTCATACGCGCTTTCCTTGATTGCCCCGAGTACCTCTTCCACTGTACAATATGCCATCCTGCCGCCTCCCCGTTTTCAATCAGCCCATTGAAGACGCCGTGCCCGTAGATCCATATGCCATCTGCCAGAAGCCATATCCGACGCCATCCCGCGCATCCACGCCGTAAAGATACTCGCTACGCATGAATACGTTTTCGTCTGTTTCTCTTGTCATGGCTGTAAATTTTGCCTTCCTGCGCTCCTGAAAAATAAAAGGTTTCAGGGAACGCTTTGTGCAGAGCAGATACCACTGTGTCGGCTTGTCTGCCAGCTGCGACCATACGACCACTTCTGCCAGTCCCTTGTTGATGTTGCTGGTACCGTTGACTAGTTCCGCCTCAAGGATCATACGCGCTTCCTTTTCCAGCGCCGGAGGCACCAAAAGCACATTCGGGACAATGTTCAGAGGCTGTCCCTTTTCATTTTTCAGGCTCATGATCGACTGGCGCGCCGCCTGGAAGGATTCCGCGTCCAGCTTTGCATCCCCCTTATTGCTGTAGGTAATGCTGCCGACCTGATGCCTTTCACTGAAAAATGGCTGTCCATCGTAACATTTCTCCGTAAAACCATTTTTTACAGCTTCCGATACACGTTCATCTTTATGCAGCGCAGTGCTTTCTCCCATCGCTTCCATCATCGGCGTATATACACCATAATTGTCATCTTCGATGTCATCGCGCGGCACGCCTACCGTCAGCTCAAACTTCTCGTTTGCAATGCTGTACGCATTATCTGATACCTTCTGAATTTCTCTTTCTCCGATCCACTTTTTCAGACCGGGGATTGCCCCGAGCCATCCATATAAATTTGCCCCGGTTGACGAAGGCACGGTTGTTGCCACCCTGTCAGCCAGCGACTCCACATTTTCACGCCCACGGTTAAATGCCGCAGAATAACCTATCCGAAGCTGCTCCAGCGACGCATTTGTTACTAACATTTTTGTATCCTCCTATCATCCAATCTTGACGGTCACGCCGTCATCCATCACTTCCAGAATCTGTCCTACGGGACTGGACCCCTCTGCTGTCAGCGTCAGCGTGGTCGCATCCGACACATATGCTGTTTTTAACAGGTCTGTCTGCTTGATGGTCTTATCATTCGCCATCACAAACGCCCCACGGCGCACGCCCACGACCTTCGCTCCGTCTGCGCCCAGCCGGTTGTCTGCCCTTGCCTGCGCCACTCCGGCGATGATAAGATTTTCTGCCTTGGAAGCCGGTACGGCATACCCATCTGCATTCAGGGCAACCATTGTCCCCGGCATGATTTCCTGCCCCGCCGCAACTGGCAGGACGATATTGCTGCAGCCTGTCCGTTCATTTCCGATCCGTTCCATTTTTATGCCTCCTTATCCCCGTATTTTTCAATATCTTCCTTTGACATCCCGAGATTTTTAAGCACAACGCTGTCCACTTCCCCTTTTTTATGGACTGCCAACTGATCAGCCCCAAGTTTCCCCATCGGGACAACAGGGGATGCTTTTTCTAAAAATCCGCTGAAACCTTCCGGATCTTTCAGGGCATACTGGCTTGCCCACTCCTTCTGCGCTGCAGAGATCTTGCCATCCTTCAGCGCCAGCGCCACAGCTTCATCCGCATCCTTTTTGGCGATCTGCTGTTTTAAGGCTGCCAGTTCCGCTGCCACGTCCCCGCCGTTTTTCATCTGCTGGATCTTTCCGGTCACATCCTCTGTTTTCGCATCATTTTCCAGTCCCAACATGGACAGGATTGTGCTGTTCGCCACGACTTCCGTGCCTTTTTTCAACAACGCATCCACTGCATTCTTCACATCCTCTTCTGTTGCCGTCTCCGGCAGTCCGAGCATGGCTGCAAGTGCTTTTAAAAATTCCATGTTTTCTCCTCCTTGTGGATCATCTATTTCCCCAGCCGGGAACCCGGCAGAGTTTACGATTGCAAACATCCCGTCGATCGCCGGGGTGTTAGTCAGTGCCACCGAATGCAGACCGATGGCTTTCCTGTCCTTCCTGCGTACTGTCACCACAGGGGACAGATAACGGTATTCCCTGTTTTTCAGGTATTCCTGCGCTTTTGGCGTCCACTCCACTTTTGCCACCAACGCATCATCCCCTTTATAAATATCCTTGATCCAGCCGCCCGCCGGAGCCTGGACGTCCTTCAGGGTCTGGTGCTCATAGTCGATCACGAGGTCCAGATGCCGCCCTTTAAACTGCGCCATGATCGTCCTGCAGCTTTCGTCATCCACCTCAAATGTCCCTTTCATGCTCTGTACCCGTCCCAATGGCAGGATCTTTACTTCCCGCGGGACTCCTTCCAGTGATGCAGGGTCTGCAGCACAGATTATTGTCTCCTGCTCTCTCTTCATCGCCATTATCATCCTCTCTAACGCCGTTATAACGCGTCATTTTGCATTTATTTGCTTTCAGCCGCCATTTCCCCGCCCGGATGCTTTTTCACGCTGTTTTTTCCGTATCAGGTCATGCTCTCTTTTTACGTCCTGATACACCGCGCGCAGGTCGGGTCTGATGCTTTCCAAATCCGGTCGGAATACATTTTTTGCAGGGTTCGCAGAAAAACCTTTATCTGGATAATAAAAGACTGCCTCCCCCGTCCGCCTGTCCACCTCATGCGGCATCAGGTTCTCCACGGTCAGATGTCTCCCCCTCACCTGCGCTTCCGTCAGGGATACCACCATGCACCTGCACCGGAACCCGTTGGGCGGATACCAGATGTCCCATACAGGGTCATCCCATCGGTATACCCTGTTTTCCATTGCTGCATGGGCAGGACGTACATTCCCATCCCCTGCCGTCTGGTACTGCCAGTATGGGCGGCGCTTTGCAACCTCCGGCTCCGTCATTGCCTTATAATGCCCCGCATTATATGCAGTCTGCAGGTTTGTCCTAAAGATAACATCCGCCCGCCACGGGCTGATTCCCTTGTACCCTGCCCGCTCCAGGAAGCCGTTCATCTGCTCCCGAAACGTATCCATAGTCGTCCCATTCTCTACCGCCGCTTCAAGCTCCTGCAGGAACTGCTCCAAGATTTCAAGCGCTGTATAGCCGGATACGGTAAATGCTTTCGCTTTCGCTTCATCCTCCAGCTCTTCATACAGTTCCTTTGGAAGCACTTTTTTCTGATTTAAATATTCCAGCGCCTCCGCAAAAACACCGTCCGCCGCTTCCCCATACAGTACCTCATCCATCCTCCGCAGCCCTCCCCACAAGTTCCGACAGATAGATCCCCTGACGGATCAAATCATCCAGTTTTGCGGATTCCATTTCCCGGTACAGATCCTTTAACGCTGCCGGGGACTTCATCTGCTCCTGCAGAACCCGGATATCATCCGTTTTGTCAATTAAACTGAGAATCGGCTGCAACATTTCTTCAAATAATGCCCCTCCCTTTTTCACGGATTCTTCGGTCAGCCTGTCTATGAGGGACTGGGTTTCTCCCATCCCCGCCGGGGCTTTCAGCTTCAGCTCCACTCCTGTCTGCGGCGGGACTGCCGCCCGCTGTGTCACAGGCTCCCCGTTTTCCGGTTTCGGGATCCCGAACTTTTTGTACAGGTGGCTCTTCGGAATTTCCAATCCCATATCACACGCCAGCGTCCGGTAAATATCAGCCACTTCTTTTAGGTCATCTGCATCATCAGTCTGGAACTTCAGCTCCGGGATCGGTGTCCCGACGCCGAAATTGAATTCTACCAGCGGTCGTATCAGATCCCGCCGCAGCGTAGTCTCCAGCGCATTTGCATCCGCAGCCGTCAGGTCTTTACGCACCTCATTATGCGTTTTTGACTGTGCATAACTTCCTGACCCCGCATCACTGGTCAACGTCTGTCCCAGCACTGCCTTACTGGTCTGCTCATCGCAGTAACGCGCCAGTTTTTCATAAATCTCCACGCTCGATGTCTTATTGCTGTCAATAAAATCAATGCTCGTGGTACTGGGCACGATTCCCGCCGCATCCGTCCCCAGATGGACGATTGCATCCATCAGCGCTGCCTTATCCGCTTCCGACGCCGACGCGTCATATTTTCCTAAACGCAACGGCATCCCGAACACTTCGCAAAAGGACACCCAATCTTTTAAATCGTAATTTTTAAACAGGTACATCCAGCTGACCACGCGCAGAACCCCTGCCCGGCTCGGATGCCCGCTTTTTGCTTTATATTTATGGATAATGAATTTATTTTCCGGAATGGGGATCCCCTCCGGATACTCCTTCGTCCGGATTTTAATTCCGTCATCCATACTATCCCAGAAGATTTTTTTCGGATGAATCCATGTGATGTCTTCAATCACATTTCGTCCCTGAAGGTCCAACCCCCATGTGATCTCCGAAATACTGATCCCTTTCCCGACCGCATCCAGCACGTCTAAAAGGACGTCATTGAAATTCTCCAGCCCATGGAGCTGGTCGGAAACAAATTCTGCCACTTCCACATCCCGCTCATCTTCGGAAAACGGCTGTACCTCCCAGTCCAGCCCTGTGACTGCAAGCTTCCTCGTCTGCAGTTGGGAATACAGATGGGTATCTTTTTCTTCCATTTCCTCGAACAGCTCCATCTGCCGGAGCACATCCCCTTCATCCGCTTCGCGAAAGATAGATGCCAGCCGTCGGGGCGACAGCCCATTTGACGGATACCCACTGTATTTGTCCTGCGGATCCCCGATCGCCACCGCCGCCCGGATAGGGCGTCCGTTCCCGCCATCGGATGCCGGGTCGTATGTTTTTTGCTTTTTCTTTTTTCCAAACAGCATCTTACCACGCCCCTTTCCTGAAATTTGCCCGCCTGTGCAGCACCGAATGATATTCCGGCTTCTTTGCCGTCGCACGCACCGTCTGCGCGATCGTCACTGCCATCTGCAGACCATCCGGCGCATCGTCATTTGCCCCCATGGGGAACTCGGTCAACTGGCGGATCAGTTCCTTGTGTTCCCGTTTAAATTTAATCCACTTATTTTTTACAAACGGCTGCAGGCTGCGGATCCGCATTTCTTTGTTTGCAATGGACTGGATCTCTTCGATGGGGATATACTCGCCCGCTTCCAGTGCCTTTGCCGCCATCACGTCTTTGAAGAAATACTGGAACTGCACCGTTTCCACGCCAAAACGGTAATATCCTTTGTTCAGGTCGCGTTTATAACGCCGATGCGTCTCGATCACATCATCTATGATTGCATCCGGCTTGCGCCGCTCTACACTGGCACCGAGCACATACATATATCCCGTATTCAAATCCAGTGCAACGTCAATGATGGAGGATGTGTCC